TGCGTAATACCGTTATTAACGGTGTCGCCCCATGTGCCGGATAACTCGCCCTGAACCGGCAGTGCAAGTTCTAGGTTGGTTGAATACGCTGTTGTCATTTAAAACCCCTGTCTGTACGTAGCACTTGGCTACACTGTATTGATATTCTGCCAGTTTGCGTTCTCGGTGTCATCAATTAACGACCAATAGAATACACCGAAATTGCCAACATTCCCCATTGCCTGCGAACCCGTGATGGCCACAAGCCTTGCACCAATTGACATCGTGCCAACAGCACCTGCCGCAGACACGCCTGTGAGAGCTAATGCCTTAACGGGAACTTCATCTCCAATAAGCCCCGAAGCGCTGACACCTGTTAACGCAACTGTAATACTGCCAACCGAAACGCTACCAACAGAACCTGTAGCTTCAACGCTACCCAACTGGAATTGGAATACTGTCGTTCCAACTGCGCCAGAGGCCGTAACCCCTGTAAGCGCAACGGTGCGCTCTCCCATCGAAACACTACCAACAGAGCCTGTAGCCTCAACACCCGATAAATTATCAAAGTACGAAAATTCTACGCTTGCTACTGCACCACTAGCAGACACCCCTGTCAGCGCAACTTCTCTTGTCGGGGTTACTGTACCAACAGAACCCGTAGCTATAACACCATCTTCGTCTTCTGCTGCGCTAACAGCCAAGGTTCCAACAGCGCCCGTTGCCCCAACCCCTGAAAGTCCAGATTCAACTCCGGGGATAGCAAGTTCTCCGGGCAGTCCTGTAGCCGATACCCCAGTAAGCGCAAGCTGTCTTTCAGCAACAGCAACAGATCCAACTGAACCTGTCGCCCCCACACCCGTAATAGGCACTTCGTAAGCAAACTCAACGCCAACTGTACCGACAGCACCAGAAGCCGAAACACCTGATAAAGCTACAGTAACACTAACACCCGCTGTACCAACAGCGCCAGACGCGGCAACGCCGGAGATTTCAGATTGCTGACCTCCCCAGCTATTACTGCCCCACGAGCCTGCGCCCCATGCGGTTGTCATTTACTGCCCTCCTAGACAGGAGGATCAGGTTGTAGCTAAACGCAGCAACGCAGTAGATGTGGTGTTTGAAGGCATTGTCAAAGTGAACGTACCGGCAGTCACAGTCTGATCGCCAAAGGTATGCACGCTAACAGCCTTGTTAGAAGCCGATGAGTTATATATCAACACGCAGTTAAAAGCGGCAGAGTTGATTGTCACGTTTGTGTATGTCAAACTAGCGCTAGGTGTCCAATAACCCGTACCAGCAGTAGTCGATGTATTTGAAGACAACGGGGATGTGCCGTTTGTCACTGTTACACCGCCAGCCGTGTAGTTAGTTCCTGTTACTTCACCAGTGGTAGAGTACGCAGTTGTTGACGCATTAAGCGTAGCGGAAGAGAAGAACAGAGCAGCTTTAAATGTGTTGCCTGTGCTAGTCGTGAAGTTATGCGTTGCCGTCATCAGTTCACCTAAGAACGATGTGCACATTGCTTGTGTATTTGCCATGATATTTCCTTTACTCGAAAGAAGCTGTGGAACCTGAAAGAACCACGGATGTTTTTAATTGAACGTGCGCGGATCTGTGCACAAGTTCCCCGTCCAACCAATACTCCACCCAAGTGGTGTACTCATTGTCATTATCGACGTTACCTTCACGCTTTTCAAGCAATGAATCGTCCATGTCGCCTTTAGTTGTTGTAACAATCAATTTGAACTCCTAATCAATGAAGTGGTTGGGCCGTTTGTTGGCATGGTAATAGTGAACGTAGTTGTAGAAGTCTTGTCTGAACCAAAGTCCAGCACCGCTACTGACTTGTTACCCTGCGTAACGTTGTAAATCAACGCGCATCTGGCTGTAATAGCGCCTGTCCAAGACACATTAGGAAAGCTCACATAGGCGGTGTATCCAGAAGTGCTGACCGTAATGGGTGTTAACTGCGAACCACCGGCAACGTAAGTGCCTGTGTTAGCTACTTCGTTGGTCGCGCTGTACACAGTTGTGTCTTCGTTTAAATTAGCATTAGCCGTATACAAAGCAATCTTGATTACATCGGTCGTCAGGTCATGAATACCTTGGTACAACTGCGCTTTAAAGCTAGTGGTTTGGGTCTGGATAATTGCCATATCAAGTCACCTTCTGACGGAACTGACCAGAACGATAAGCGTCTTGACGCTCCATACCATCGCCCAAACGTTTAGCCAACCCAAGTGCTTCTTGGTACTTGGTGTTGTACAGCAGCATCATGTCCTGCTCACCCTTCATGTAGGTGTAAGCCTCAACCAAAGAACCATACAAAAGCACAGAGTCAAAGTTATCACCAAGCCACGTACGACCATCAGCAGCTACCGTAATGGACTCGGGGTAATAATAGTAGTGCAGTTCTGTGTAGTAGTTCTGATCCGGTGTGGGGCCAACAATAAACGTCAACTCATCCGAAATAACACCACCAGAAACCGCAGGGCCGAACAAACCATAATATCGTGGAACACCCGTGTCATTAGGGGTAGGGTATGCCTGCCTGATAAAGTTAACATCTTTGTTAAGCAGGTACTCGTACGTGCCAGTATTTAAATCACCGCCAGTAACATCTGTAATAACAGCCAACGAATACACTGCTAAAAAATCATCTGGGGCTTGTAAATACTTGTTGTTAACAGCCATTGACCCCTGCACGTTCTTACGAATCGAGGGGAACTGCACTGAGTTATAAATACGCTGCTCAGCCTGCGTAACGAACACGGGAATATTAGCCACGAAATCTGCTTCTGTGTTCTCCGTGTACGCTTGAATAGCAGCGCTGAGTGCGGTGTAATTCATGCCATTGGGCCCCGAGACATCAGACCTTTAGTAGCCGCGCCTGTACCGCGCATCTTGATGCCGGTCGTTTTAACTTTTTCATTACCAGCAGACTTGCTAATGTTGCCAATAGTTACGTCATACTCATCAAGCTTGCTTTTGTTTGGGCGTGCGGCAAGTTGGCTTGTAGCTTCTTTAGAACGATCAACATAAGCTGATGCAGGTTTATTATTGCGATTAGCCCCAGTTTTAATTGGGGGGCTATTCTTTGTAGTGGGTTTAACTTGTGTAGCCATGATTAACCTCGTTTTTGATTAGCGACTTTGGCCAGATTGCGTCCCATAGACAACATGTCTGCATTAGTTTTGCCGCCCTTACCTTTACCGCCTTTAGCACCGCTTTCAATCCCGACGGTAGGGCCGCTATCGCCAAGGTTTGTACCCTTAGTTTTACCTGTTTTGGTAATGCCATCTGCTGCTTTTCTGAATCCCATTTTAATCTCCTAAGTAACTGTTACCGTAACTGTACCAACATATGCCGTTGCCACCAAGTAATTTGGTGTTAAAGGCGCATCAAAAGTACTCGATCCACCAACTGGAGCCCAGCCCCATTGAATATCCCGAGAACCACCTGTAACGTAACCAGCAGCATCGGGGGCATTACTGGTCGAGTTAACTGTCTGTAGTCCATTTGTACCCGCCGTGTAGTAAGTCGTATCTCTACGGGGATTACGCACAGCTTGTGGATCATCAACTGGATACATGCCTAGCAACAACTGCGGCTGATCGGGATCCCAACACTGAGGACACACAAGTCGCTTGTAAATCTTGGTCTTCTGAATTTCTTTACGAAGTGCCGTTAGTTTGAACTGAAAGCCGCAGCGATCGCACATGGCGATACTGTTCTTCCCTGAAGCAAACCTATTGCCCATTTACGTACCACCACCAATAAACATTTGCCTTGGTACAAACCTAATCGCCGCTTTTTCCTGATCTTCGCCAGCCGCTAATTGCCAAGCCTCGTCGTATTGAACTTTTAAAACGTCTAGGCGCTGAGCGCCATTCTCTACCTTAAGTGCAAGATAGTAGGCGAGTCCAGCAACCAAGCAGGGCAAGAAACGGAAAGGTACATCCATAGTCCGAGTGCCGCCACCTGCGTCATCAATACGGCGCATACGCCAGTAAACGAATTGGTAGGTTTGTGATCCATCTGGGGTTGGCCAAACAGTTACGGATGGCAAGTTTTGTGAGTAGACAGCGGCGGCAGTTGAGTGCGCCACTGCAGTTGTATTATTTTGGCCACGGAAGCAATTCATCAACTGATTGCCGCTAATGTAGCCGTACTGTACAGTTTCGTTTTCAATCAGGACAAACCCATTTGTGGCCAAGCCAGCAGTAGAAGTTAGCGTAATTGTAGTGGCTGTGGCAGAAATACCACCATTTAATGTAGTCCCTATGGACGACGTTTGACCATCTAAACGTTGAAACCATACTTGAATTGGGCGGGCTTGCTGTAATTTATTAGGTATTGTTGCGTAAGTAGAAACACTAATACGGGTAATTGTCAGGTCAGA